AATTGTTGAAGGAACAACCTGCAAATGAGGAAGTTACTTTGTGGGTAGATGGGGATAGATTCCCTACAGTTGATATTGACACATCATTTGTCGATGGTTCCAATTTTGTAGAAATTAACGCAGGAGAAATAGCATGAAAACATCACAGAATTTTGCATTGAATCAATGGCTTTCAGATTATCCGGAAGACATGTCCTATGAGGATATTTTGGCTTGTATGCGTGATCCTGAGAATGTTTGGACATGCGACAACATTTCCGTGTGGGTAGCAGTAGAGACATTTCCATTGGAAGAAGTCGCTAACTTTATTGAAGACACATGTAATGCATTTGAAATTGCGACAAGGGAGATAGTATGAACGAATACAAAAAAAGCACCGCAAGCATTGCACAATCGTTTGTCAATGTCTGCCATTTCGCTATGACATGGGATCAGTTAAGAGCTTGGGCAAACAATGAATTGAACCCCAATGATTGCTTAGATGCCAACCTTGTCATGGAAAGCATTATCGAAAATCATGGCATCCAATTATGGGATGCAGATGGCCACTTTAGTGATGATGCAATTCGATTTGTCAATCATTGCTTTAACGCATCTAATGCACTTGTTAAGCAACTATTTAACATTGAATTATTAAAGGAAACAGCATGAAAACCTATACACAAGACGAAATTAACACCATAGCTCAGATCGGCTTAGATGCCGCTTGCTTTGCCATTCAAGAAGAGCTTGGTCAAAAGTATGGTGATTTGGCCGGTGTGTTTTTTAGCGGTCTTCAAGAGGACATGATTTTGTCTATTTTGAAGTCATATATTCACACAGAAATTAATTTTGCAAAGCAACCTGCATGAGAGTCCTAGTAGCCTGTGAATATTCCGGAGCCGTCCGGAATGCATTTCTACGAGCCGGTCACTATGCATTGTCGTGTGACTTGCTACCAAGTGATTCACCCCTAGGGGATCATTACCAAGGAAATGTATTGGACATTCTGGATCATGGATGGGATTTAATGATTGCCCATCCTCCCTGTACTTACCTTTGCTCTTCCGGTTTGCACTGGAACAAGCGAAGGCCGGAACGAGCAAAACAGACCGAGGAGGCTTTGGATTTTGTGCGTCTATTGTTGGATGCCCCGATCCCCAAAATAGCCTTGGAAAACCCCATAGGGTGCATAAGTACCCGCATAAGACCGCCAGATCAAACCATTCAGCCGTGGCAATATGGGCATGACGCAAGCAAAGCAACCTGTTTGTGGCTTAAAGGACTGGCTCCATTGCGTCCGACAAGCTTTGTCGAACCTAGGATCGTTGATGGCAAGAAAAGATGGGGAAATCAGACCGACAGCGGTCAAAACCGGCTCCCCCCCAGTGCTGATCGGTGGAAAATCCGATCCGAAACCTATTCCGGCATAGCCGAAGCAATGGTTTCACAGTGGAGTTGACCCCCCTCCCCAAAAAAAATAGGCTCCCTTTTTACGAGGAGCCTATAAACCTGGCAACTGCAAGTCACTTGTAGTGCTTGAGCTTGTTCAGTGTACTGTCAATTTGTGCAGTAATTTCATCAATGAGGTTTTGAATTTCACTGTTTTGTGGGATGTCCGCACCATGCCGCTCTTCGTCAACATAAGCCAAAAGCATTTCAAGCTCTTCAATGGGTGTATCAGCCGGTGGGTAATATTGCACTGGGAAGTCAATCTTTTTACCTGTTCTGCCTTGTGTCGCCTCTGCGACAGCATCCACCAGATCGTTCAGCTTGGTATAAAACTCTCCAAGGGCTTCATGTTCGGCAAATGTGTTTGCTCTCAAATGCAAAATGTGCGTGTTGGTTACTGCATGAAGCAGGGTCAGAATGAATTCACCCATGTTCGGTGTCCTCTCGGTATAGGTTGATCAGGTGGTCAAGTACCTGTCTGGCCGCTTCCACCTTCCAAGGCTTTAGAGCGGGGTTGGTGGCTATTTTCCTCCATTCCTCAATCTGCCGCAATAAAGCTTCATAAAAGAGGTCGTTTTTTTCTTCACGAGAGAAAGACCCCCCCTGGTCAAAAAGTGAATGGCACTTATAACAAGACCAGACAGTGAAGCAATCTTCAGCCTTCAAACCCTTCCCTTTGCCATGCTCCATGAAGTTGGAATGTGCCGCCACCGTGGTGGAACCCTCATCCCCAAAACAGTTATCAGAAATCTGAAGCAGACATTTCTCACCCTTGGCCAACTTCAGTAGGTTTGCGTCCCTATACATCACATTCTCATTTCTGCTCTGAGTGTGTACTGCTCCACCTTCCAGACTTCCACCCGCATCTCAGCTGCCTTCAACATGTACCGCAGATATTCTTCTGAGATAACTGCATTTTTAAGTTCTTGCAGTTGATCAATGTAGCGACCATGGGCATATGCAAATGCTTCTTGGGCTCCCAGTGTCTTTTCATCTGACTCGCTCATCAGTTGAGCTTTTACTGTTTTAAGAAATGACTCTAGATGCACCCTGGTTGCCTTTGCTTCGGCATATTCTTTTGCATTGTCTTGGATGTACCTGATTGCTTTGTTTGGGTCAATTGCTTCCATTGCTTTTCCTTGATAGTGCTTTTGAATAGATAAAGACTTGTTCTTTGTCGTTGATATCTCGCTTGTCTTGCCGCTTCTTAGCGCAATCCTCTCCCTGCTTATATCGCTTGAGTTTTGTATCTGTTCGCCAAATTGATGGCTGATCTTTGTAATCAAATGCTGATGTCACTTCTTTAAACTCCGAATATAAATAGCAATACTGCTCAATGTGTCACTGCCAAATGCGCTTCTAAATTGGTAATCAAGCCTGGCCGCTGCCAAGTCCATTGCATTATTCCAACCGCTTTCATATAAGTCGGTGGCTTTGTTGTTCAGCATTGCCACTTGATCTTGCAAGTTCTTCAACTGCTCTTCTACTTGAATTTTTTTAGACATGTTTGTCAATGAGTCGCTGGATTCCTCTTTCAATGCTTCCATCTCCAATCTCCTTTAAATTCATTCTCTGTATGTTGTTTAAGCTCAGTTTGTAATTGTCCTGAGACTTACTCTTTGGCCTTCCGGCTCCCTCTCTTTTTCCACCCCACTCACCAATTTCTCTGCCTAGTTTTTTTGCCCACCACTGACGGCGGTACTGTCTCTTTTTTTCTTTTATCCAATCCGGTGTCCCCTCTGGATATTGAAATGGATTCTCAATCGTGACCATCTTGTTTCCTCAACCAATAAGCCATCAGCAAAGCTTCAGCTCGTCCATTGTCTTTTTGTCGTGTGAGAGGTGCGTCTGGCCAAAACCCTCTGGCAAGAACCAAGCTCTTTTTCTTGTCAGAATCAAGTTTGAGAGCCTTTTTCCACTGCTGTGGCGTAACCATGTGGGCAACGCAATTAAGCCGCTGTGCGATGGCTATAGCCCCGCCATAGGCCACCCCAAATTTAAAACTGGATGCCACCCCTTGCTTAGGCATGCTGTGGACAACTTCGACCACAACTTCATGGTCATCCCCATTTAAAGCATCAATGATCTCGCTGTATATTTCATGAGTCATCAGGTACTTGTCAGTGTGGTGCATGTCTCCGCAACCCATGTATTCATTGTTGTGGTCAATCATTCCCCAAGCCCCGCTAAAGCCTGGGTCGATGCCGATGTATCTCATTTGGCTTCCCTGTCTTTTCGGTGTTGTTCAAGGTATTTACGCAACCACACCGCACCGCCTAGTTTTCGCCACTCCTTAAATAACTCTTGCGTCAGTCTGGCTCCAACGATCTTTGGGTTTGTTGTTAATTCAGTCTTCGGTCTTGGCATTTTTCTCTTTCATTATCTTTACAAGTTCATTTGCAATACCACGCCATATCCCTGTTGGATCAGCGTCAAGTTCCTTCGCCCGATACCAAGCGTGTTCCTTCCATCCCTGCGTTGATGCCATCAGGACTAAGTGGTTTAGCGTGTCTTGGTATTCCTTTGAGATCTCCGGTGACCCAGAGTGCTTTAGTGACTTCGACAACGGGGTGAATTCTGATTCCAAGTTTGTGTTCTTCAAGTAAGTGGTTTGCTTCTTCTCTGGTCATGCGGCCATCCTATGCATTATTTCAAGGTTAAATCTTTTTGCTCGGCTCTTGGCCTGTCGTTCTGCGGGAGTCATTTTCTTTCTTTTTGCATCTTTACCTTCACCGATTTTGTATATCTTGATGACATCCCTGCCCCTACCATCTTTTTCCCATGCACATATGTGAGCGGCTCCGGCAGCATGCAATTCTCTGGTGTACTGCAAGACAGTGACATAGTGCAAACCCGTTTGTTCAGCAAGCTCTTGGCATGTATATACACCGTCCAATAAAAGCTTAATCACTTGGGCTTGGCATATGGCATTTATCTTGATTATCTTTCTACCTTTGTTTTTTGGAGGAATCATTTTCTTCCTCTCAATGCATCTAGTTTGGCTTTGATATCTGCTGGCATAGGGACGGCTTTTTTTCTTTCTTCTTCGATCTTTACCATTGGATCAACTTGTACTTTGACTTCCGGTATCTCAGCACCGTCCCATCTCTGTTGATTAAGATAAACAAGCGGTGCAGGAATAAAAGCACCATTGCTTTTCAGCCAGGCATCTGTAGTCTTCATCCACTCAACATGCTTGATGATTAAATCAGCTTGAGCTTCAAACTCTTTACCGACCCATTTTTGTTTGCAGCTGATCCTTGCACCCTTTCGAGGTGATGAAGGCCATGCTTTCCAGAATCTATCGAATCCACTCTCAAACATACTCTCTCTCCTTTGCTTTGCTCTTGACAATAGTTCTCCCAAGGGTGGATACAGAGGTATCCGACCCGCTCCAGACTGATTGATAGATCAATGAGTCCCAAGTGCGTATGACGAGTTTGTTCACTTTATCCACAAGCCTTGTTCCACCGTGTACTTGTGAAATCACCGGTCGCCAAACCAACGCCGGTCGCATTTTGCACAGGGGTGTACTGTGTGCGGTGTTTCTTGGGTTCAGTCCATGCAGACCATTTGCTATCCCGCCCTGAGGGATGCTGTATAGAAATAAAAAAAGCCACTTAGCTCTACCCTCGGTGGAAACCCAAGGGTAAAAACCAAGGGCGAGAGTAGAATTAAGTGGCTTCATTTCATTGCTTTCCACGGCAACGGATTTAGTATACATCAGAAAATAATTTGGGTTCAACTGATTACCATACTATTTTTTAGGGGTTTTGAACTCTGCTTCTAGTTTTCTGCGCTGCTCAATTTGATTTGCAAGCAGTTTCCGCAACCACATTGCACCTCCCATACTCTGAAATTCATCCTTTAATGCCTGAGTAACCCTCACGGCAATCTGAATCTGAGTACCTGTAATCTCTGATGGCGGTCTTGGCATTTTGTTGTCTGTTGGTTAAAAGAAACGAATTGTTGCTTGTGTCAAACAATACACAATTAGGGAATGTCCTAGTGTCAGACAGAATATATTATGTCATACACTACGCTTCCCAACAACTTGAAAGGTGTCAAATGACTTTACGTTACAAACCTCTGTTCGCAGATGAAAGCCGTGAGAAATGTCCGTATGTGGGCTGCGGCGGCACATTATTTGAAGACGATGGGTCTTACCACTGCCGTGGTTGCAACTCATTCTTTTATCTTGATGAAAAGACTTTAGAGGAGAGTTACGGCGATGAGTAAATTCAATGAACCAACTGATGCACCAGTTTTTAAAAGCCAACAGGAATTCTATGATTGGTTGCGAAACAAAGTGATTGATGAAGTCACTGTTGAAATTCAGAAGATGCAGGGGTTTGGCAAAGATACGCTAGACAGTCTGTGTGTTTACGTTCAAGGAATGAAGAAATGACACAAGATGTATTGAAACAGGCACTTGAGGCGTTGGAAGCAAACGACCAACTTATTAACGGAAATGGCACTAAAGGAGGATTGGTGTACTGCATGGATAACTATTATTCTGATTGTTTTGATGTTGACCCAATTAATAAACAAACTGACGAAGCCATTGCCGCCATCAAAGAAGCCTTGGCACAGCCAGAGCAAGAGCCTGTGGGTGATGATTGGACTCCATGTATGAAGTTGCCTGTTGTAGTTTATGTACGCAAGCAACGCCTTGGAGAATCTCATGTAAGCACTAGAGAAGGAATCACTCCTGTGAAGGAGGATGATTTAATCATGCGTGGCGTATCAGGGGAAGAATACCCAATAGGTCGAGCCATATTTGAGCAAACATATTCACTTAACACCGCCCCACCACAGCGCACAGAGCCAAAAGTGTGTTGTCAGCAATACGATACCTGTTTAGAACCTTGCACACCAAGAGGTAGGCATTTGGCACAGCGCACATGGGTTGGGCTGACGGATGAGGAGTTTGATTATTTGCGAGACAACAACTTTGGAGTCTCGCCACTGATAAGCGCAGTTGAAGCCAAACTCAAGCAAAAGAACGGCTGATACTAGGGAAATTCCCTATATCAATCATGGTAATGTCTGACAGAATACACACATTGATAGGTTTTAAACAGGAGTAAATGATGATTGATTTGAAGCGAGATTCTTGGATGGCACTGCAAGATATGAGTTCAGAAGATGTTGCAGATGCGATATGCGATAGTCAGGCAATAGTAGAAGCAATACAGTCTAATGCTTGGTCTGATGTTGCTGACATGGTGCGAGCCAGAGTCGAACTAAAAGCACAGCGTCTTGCACAGGTCGCTAACGACTTACCTCTGACCCCTTGGGTTGACAGCGAAGAAGAATTAAACCTATGGCGTTGTTATCGCATTGAACGCCAGCAGGAAGCCTTGGAAGACTGCAAGGTAAAAGTTAAAATCAACCCTTACTCCAAAGGCGAGGTCAACAATGAAGACTAAGCTCAACCTTGATCGTATTATTGAGGAACATTCTAATGAATACTACTGTGCATTCTGTGTTAAACCGCATAGCCCGAAAAGTCCATGCTGCGATGATTCGTTTTTTATCTTATTTCGAGATTTGGATACCGACACTCAGCATCAACGAGCGTCAGAAATTGCGGCAAAAGGCGGCTAAGAGAGTCAAGCAACAGCCAAAGGTACAACGGGTGGTTATGCCATCCAAACTAATCACCGACCCTGAATTTGGGTATGTGAACTCAGCCCTGACCGATGTGTCAGCAACATGGAAGAAGTTTGAAAAGAAAGGAGTTAAAGAGAGTAAGAAAGAAGAAGTGGTTAAACAAATTCGTAGAGTTCAATAAATAACAGGAGTGAAAATGATTAAAGAAAAGGCGTTTGAGATAGGTGTTCTGGTTGACAGAAAAGAAGCAATTAACAAATTGTTGTCAACAAATGTGAATGAACACACTGAAAAAAAAGGTGGTTTGACATATCTTTCATGGGCGTGGGCGTGGGCTGAAGCACTCAAAGCTGATGAAGATGCCACTTTCAAAGTTGAAATGTTTGGTGACAAGTGTTTCATGGATATAAACGGCACTGCAATGGTGTTCGTAACAGTCACAATGTTCCGCAAGCCAATGACTTGCCAACTACCTGTGATGGACTTCCGCAACAAAGCAATCCTCAATCCTGATGCGTTTGCAGTCAACACTGCCATCATGCGCTGCATGACCAAGGCGTTGGCTTTACATGGACTTGGAATGTACATCTATGCGGGTGAAGACTTGCCAGAGGGTGCGGGTTCAGACATTG